AACTCTTCCATTTTCTTGAAGTTTTCATGAACACCTTTTCTGTCGCTGTGTAGTTCTTTCAACTCTTCTGATAATTTCTGCATGATGAATTCTTGCAGTTTCTCAGAATGAGCGCCTACGTTTTCTTTGTAAGCAATTTTTTCTTGTGCTAGTGCTTTTCTGTCTTCGACAAATTTAGTGATTTCTTCTGATAATTTCTCAGTCATCATTTTGTCGATAGCCTCGATCATGTTTGCTTTGTCATGCTCGTATCTTTTTGCAAACTCTTCTCTCAGTTCTGCACCTACAGTCTCTTTGTTTTCCTTGATTTTTGATTCCCAAGCCTCTTGTATGCTCTTTTGAACATCTTCTGAGATTGCTCCAGATTCAACAAGTTTTGATATTGCGTCTATCATTTTATTTTAGATCCTTTATGATGTTAGTTAATGCCTCTTTGAGGTATTTTTGTGCTTTTTCGTCATTTCTAACTTCAGCGGCCAGACCCTTTGCCATGTTACCACCCTTGGTGTTCATTAGGTGTTCGTAAATTGGCGTTGGGTAAGCACCCGGAGCCGAAGGTTGGGCCACAACATCAACTGTGATGATCTCGAAATCTGAAACTTCGCCACCGCCATATTCGGAAATGTTACCACTTCCTCTTGACGATACGCCTAGTTTCACACCCGATTCCAACATAGTTTTGACAAGTTGACCCATCGGTGTCGGCAAAATTTTAAGTTTGCCGTATCCATTTGGACCATCCATCCACATTTCAGTAATCATGTGAGACACACGGTCCAAATTAATTTTTAAATCGTCTGGATGATCTACTTCACCTAGTACAGAATAACCCGATCCGATCTGATCATTAAGTGTTTTAACTGCTTTGCCAATTTCGTTTACTGGGTAAACTCTTTGGTTAGCATTCTTAATGCCTCCTTGAATACAGATTCCCTTCATGTACAAATCTTTGCCGTTTTCGCCCTCGTGTAAGATCTGTACTCTGGCCTGATCGTATGTTAGGTGTTCTCTTAGATAAAGTGACATCTAAACTCTCCTTTTGTCCAATTACGCTTTTGCGTTAACTGGAGATTTTGCAGATTTGTCTGAATGGTCCGCTGTATCCGCCTTTTCATTTTTCTTAAATGACGTAGACTTGTCTTTTGCTGGACTGTTCTCGAAATCACTCATTTTTTGTGCAGTTGGTGCCGGTCTGCCTTTGTCTTCAGCGCCACCTTTTGCAATATTATGAGTTCCGCCACCCATGCTCTTAACTTTTGAGTTTACAGGTGATGATTTGCTGTCTGCATGGTCGGCATTGTCCGCACTTTTCTGTATTTTGTATTCTTTTACAGTTTCTTTAGTTGCTTCTTTGCTTTCCACTGGCATTTCTGCAGGAGTTTCTAATGGCATATCTACGGCTTCTTCTTTTTCTTCGTCGTCACCGTCTTTTTTGTCTGCCATCATTGCTTCGAATTCTGCTTTTAGTTCATCTAAAGCGTCTTCTAAGTCAACAACTCTGTCTTCCATGTCACCTTCTGGTTTTTCTTCACCGTCCATGTCCATGTCAGCCGCCATATCGTCAGCCGCTTTTTCGCCTTCTTCTTCAGCAGAAATGTCTTTTACTAATTCATCAGTAGCATCGCCACCAACTTCTTCAATTGACTCTTCTTCTGTTGTTTCAGACTCAGTTGCTTCGTCTTCGATTTCAACTACTTCGTCGACTTGCTCGTCTTTAGATTCTTCAGAAGTCTCTTCAACTTTCTCATCTTTTGCTTCTTCAGTAGTTTCTTCTACTTTTTCTTCTTCAGATGATTCTGTTTCTTTAACTTCTTCTTTTTTATCTTCTTTGTCATGCTTTGCTTCAGTTGTTGTTTCTGAATCAGCAAGACCTTCGTAGATGTCTCTAGATTTTTCTACAACGATTTCGTGGAATAAAGCCTCTGCTTTATCTTGTTCTTCGTTGATTAGAAGTTCTAGTAATTGCTCAAATTTATTGTTCATTACACGTGCTCCTTTTTATATGCGATTTGTACTTATAAGCAGTATTATTTAATACAAAAATGTAAAAAAGGTGTGATTTACGGCTAAATTATGCCATTTTTAGGGTCAATTTGAACTGAACTAGGAAATCTTCTACGTCCATGCTAGATAAATTGCCATTCCATTCAAGATCTTTGGGTCTAAACCACCCTTGTGGTGTGACTCTTATGAATTTTGTGTCCGGAAAATCCTGCAGGCAACGTTTGGTTTGATTCATCCAGTTTCCATAAAAGGTTGCTTCGTCCTTGCTTTTCTTGTAATTTCTTGTATCTTTAAACATATTATTAAGTTTGTGTCTGTTTTTTTTGTGTGCATCCATGTGCCCTTGATAATCAAAACCCAGGATATAAATCTTTTTGAATTTTCTTTCACAAGCCATTCTCAGTGCTGTAGGTCCACTGCTCCATCCCAAACTAGGTTGAAACCATTGTACATGATTTTTTACAATGTCATTTTTTTCATATTGTGCGTTATAGTTTGACCATACCTGATTGTGTTTGATGTAGTCGCTTTCTGCAATTTCAAGTATCATTTTAGGGTCGACGGCCACTAAAAAGTCCGGATTTTCTGTCCTATACACTCCGTTGCAGGCCCAAACTGTGCCATGTTGTTTGAGATCAGCGATTTTTATACCCCTACGGGATTCGCCGTTGCCTAATACGAACGCTGTGTTGGACATTATAACTCTAAGTTATCGTCTTGTGCTGGTGTGCCGTACATTTTTTGAACAAATACGGCTTCTTCCTTTTGCTGTGCTTCGTGATCTTCCGAAGCCATCCTCATTGAATTGATATCACCCAATGTAAGTCGTGTTTTTCTTGTATCATCTTTGTCTAAAATTGAAATATCATGTTCAGGCTCGTAACCTTTGTCTTGTTCAAACCCGTTTTCACTGTATGTAAAGAATTCAAGTAGTTTCATATTCGTATTTAACCTTATGTTGGTGTGCCGCCACCTGGAGTCTGACCACCAGTGCCTGGTGTTTGTCCTGGTTGACCAGGTTGTCCTGGTTCCGGAGCCGGTGCTTCTGGATCTGCTGTCGGTTCTTCGAATTGATCTAGGTCCGCTTGTATTCCTGATTGAGTAACTCCACCTGCACGTAACTGTCCTGATTTTGTTTTCTTACCTTGTGGAATATTGTTTTCTTCCGCCCAAAGGTCGGCGTTTCTAGCCATCTCTTCCTCACTCAAGCCTAAGAATCTCTTCAGTGCAAATCTTTTTGACATGTAAGGCAGTTCTGATATTTGAACAAATGATTGTATTCGTGCTTGGTCCATCTCTGTCTGTCTGTATTGTGCAAAGTTTTGTGGTGGATTAAGTTTTAATTCGAACATTCCGTTGTCAATGTTAAAGCCTTTGGATTTGACCCATAGTTTAAACTCTTCATCGAATGTTGGATTCAACATACTTTGCAATCTTGCACAGTATTTGTTAAATCTCAATTCCTGAATGTACGCTGTGCCCACTCTTCCGTCATTATATTGTTGTTGTGAGTCATCTGGACCAGTTGGTAGATAAGAACTTGGTATTCTTAATCCTCTAAACAGTTTGTTTGTAAAGAATTTAAGATCATCTATCTCACCTAGGTTGGTACCACCCGGTAATGTGTCAACTTTAGATCCTCTTCCTTCTGCTGTCTGCGGAAAGAAGTAATCCTCATTGATACTCATTGGGTTGTAAGTAGCGTCGATGTAGTTTACACCACCCGATGTGCTTGGAATTCTTCTTTGATTAATTTCATTTTTGACTCTCTCAACGAACTGCATCGCCAAGTGTGTTGGCATGTTACCTACGTCAATATAAAATACTCTTCTTTCCGGTGCTCTTTGTACCCTGTAAATTATAATTGCATCTTCTAATAATTCTTTTTGTTTGTAAACTTTGAAAACTTGTTCTAGAACCGATTGTCCAAATGGAAACAAGTTGTCCATTCCGTCACTCATGCTCATGTGCACCACGTGTTCAGCATTTATGTTGTATGCATTCATTGTTTTGTAGAATCTGCCACCTGCGTTGCCGCCAGCGAAGCCTGACATGTTTGTACCTGCACCTGCACTTGCATAACTTTGTCCGTATGCCGCTGTACCACCACCAGTAGTTCCACCACCACCGTAAGTTTGGTTGGGTGTTATTTGTGTTGCACTCAATCTCTGTAAATTTGGATTGATATCTCTGATGACATACTGTTCCGGCTGTTTGCCTTCCGACTCGTTTACAATCACTCGGTCAACTTTTGCGTTGTCGATGTATAACCATTTGTATGTTTCTGGATCTCTTACAAAGAAACAGTCTCCGTATTTCAATGCATTTCTGAAAATTCTAAAAATTCTTTTGTTAAGTTTGTTGGCCTTGGTCCATTGTTGTAGTGCCTTCTTGAGAAGTTTCACTTCGTGTTCTGTGGTCTCGTCTTTGAAAACAATGTCAAATGGTGTCTCGTTCTCTGTGTTCTTTTGTGTCGAGAATTCTGCCAGGATATCTAAAGCCGCGTTTATCTCGGAGTCAGAATCCATTTGGTCATACTGGAAGTATCTCTGTATCCTGTTTGGATGTCCTGTGTACACGTCCGGTAGGTAAGAACTGTAATTTCTCTTCGCGAAGTTGGGCACTTTCTCGCCACTGATCGGCGACATGTTTGCGTCTCTAAAATATTTTTTCCAAGCCATACTTTATTATACTAGACTTCCGTCCATTTTTGCAAGATTAATATTTGTTTTTTTGGTATTTTGTTCAGTCTTTGCACCTATCATTACAAGCATATTTAATGATTCTGCAACTTTATTGTTACTTGTGACCATACGATTTATGCCATCCACCAACGGTGCCATACCTCCGGATGATGTGGCCGCATCTTGCACTCCACCGGTGTTGCCTACCATCTGTTGTATTGTTTTCAACAATTGATCTGTGTTGCCCATTGGGATAACTGATTCTACGCCGTGTAATGTTGCTTTGGTTCCCGAGCCAAAATTTTGAAATCCGTTTGAACCCTGGTAGTAATCATGTGCTGGTGTTTCTCCTCCTGTGCCGAATGCCGCTTTTTGTTCGGCCGACAACGTTGTTGACGGATTTGCAACACCCTTATTGCCACCAAAATTGAATAATTGAATGCCGGGTTTGTTTGGATTTGCATCAAAGGTATTGTCTAAAAAGTTTTTTCCGTCCTCGCCCTTGGTAAAAAATTCTTTTGCTCCACCAAAAAGTTTTCCTATGCCTCCCACAACGAAAACTTTCATAGCACCCAACGATCTGTCAATGATGCCGGCCAATCCTTTTCCGTCACCTAGTATGCCTTCCATGCCTTCCAAAGCACTGACCGCCAGTCCTATGGCAGGTTTAAATTGATTTAGAAGTGCGGTAGAACTTGCCTCGGCCGCGGCCTTAAGTTGTTGCACAGTGTCTTTGGCTGTGACAAACTGTTTTGTTGCTCCGTCCACTGCCGCATTCATCTCTTGTTGCAATGTCGTTGATGCTCCACCCGCCGCTGTTGCGAATGCATTAAGTGCCTCACCAAATGAGCCACCGGCAAACGTGGCATCACCAAATGCTTCACCGTTTCTAATTGCTTCCGACGATGCTGTCTTCACTGTGTTGGAAAGTTCTTCCAACCCTATTGATCCGTTCTGGAATGCCTTGATAGCATCAATTATGCCTGGACTCATTGCCGTGATGTTTCTGCTGGTCTCTGTGATAGGAGATCCAAGTGCAAGTAATTCTTGTCCCAACTGTCCGAACGCAGGACTTAACGCTCCCAACATTGTTATTGCCTGCTGTTGCCTGTTGGCTTCCTCAGGACCCATTTGTGCTATCTGTGATTGGAACGCACCATTCACTGCCAATGCCTTGTTGTTCTCGTCAAGTTCTTTGACACTCTCACCGGTCAACTTAGAAAGTTTTGTAAGGTTCTTTGCATACTCCACTGTGATCGACACGATGTCTCGCTGTCTTATGGAATCGGCATTACCTCTTGCCCTCTCAAGTTCTAGAACCGTGCCAAGAAACTCGGAAGTTTCGTCTAGGTTCAAACCGAACTGTGAAAGTTCGTTCATTGTTCTGTCTCGCAAGTTCCTCGTGAAACCCGCAATCGACGCCACTCCGCCGTCTACCGTGCCGAACAATCTTGCAAGGCCCGATGAATTGGTCTGTATAAGGTCAACAAAATCCAAAATTGGCATCCTTGCGTCATGTGCCGCATTTCTCAGGTTGATAAGGTTCTTGCCAAACGTGGCTCCCGACTGTGCCAACTGTTTGAAGATACCAGCGTTGAAATCTACTATGCTCCCTATGTCCGATATGGACACACCCATGAATTTCAATGACTGGTCAAAATCTTTGAAAGCACCCGATACGCTGTCTATCCTTTGATCCGCTTGTCCAAATCTAAGTGCTGTGTCCTTGACACTTTTTATTAATCCTTTTCCTTCTACCTTGGTCTCCATGCCAAGGTCTGCCATTACTGCATTAAAATTAGCGAACCTGGTTGTGGTTACTTTGAGTGACTTGCCTAGTTCCTCAGTTGCTTCTATGTCATCTTCAAGTGCCTTGATTTTTTCGGTATCTAATGTGGCTTTTTTTCTTTCCACCGCAAGTTCTCTTTGTCGCATCTTGATGTGTTCGACAATTAGTTTTTCTCGCTGTTTTTCAGTCTGTGCTTGTTTGATTACTGTCTGGGCAGT